AGCGAGGGCAGCTTGATGCCCTTGAAGGGGTTAATCGAGTCGAGGAATTGACCGACTTTGGTCATCGCCTTACCGAGCCAGGTCACGAGCTTGACGAGCCAGCCGATGACCGTACCGAGCACGGTCGCGACGATGCCGAGCCCCTTCGCGAGCACTTTGATGAGCGGAATGATGACCGGCAGAATCGAGGAGATGAGCTGCCCGAATTGCTTAATGATCGGAATCAAAAGGGGTAGAACCTCGTCCATTACCGGGAGGAACGCCCCGCCTATCGACTCGCCGATTTCGGCGAATGCGTCCGCCCCCTTCGCGCCCATCCCGGCGGCCGACTTGCTGTAGAGGTCGGCTTGTCCCGCGGCGAGTCGCTCCGCCTCGGCGAGCGTCTCGGCGGTGGTCGCGCCCTTCTTCATCCCCGGAATCAGCTTGCGGAGCGCGCCATCGTTGCCCGCGTGCGCTTTTGCGACCGCCTTACTCGCGTCCTCGAGACTCACCCCCGACTTGCGGGCGACGTCCTGGGCGAGCGTCAGGAGCTTGTCGGCCTCGCGCACATCGCCCGTCGCGACGACGAGGGCCTCGAGCCCCGCCCGCGTCTCGGAGTCGGTAAAGGCTTTCTCCTGCCCCTTCGCGATGGCCTCGTCGACGACGGCCGACCATTCGCCATGGGCCGCCCCCGAGGCTTTGATCGCCTGCTCTAGTTTCGCCTGCTCATCGCGGTCGGCGGCGGCGGCCTCGGTCAGTCCGACGATGGCGACCCCGGCCGCGACCACCGCCCCGGCCGCGGCGACCGCCGGAATCGGGATGCCCCCGAGGGCCCCCGCGAATCCGCCGATGGTGCCCTTGCTCTTGCCCAGTGCGGAATCAAGGTTCGAGGTGTCGCCCTTGATGTCGACGACGAGCCCGACCGGCATCAGCCGCCCGCCCGTTCAACGGCCCGGCCGTAGGCCTCGAGCTCGCGGAGCGGGAGCTCGCCCGCGACCGCCGGGGGGAGCCCCGTGAGCCGGGCCGCGGCGACGCTGAGCTCGGCCTCGGCCTCGAGCACCGCGGCGGCGGTCGCGTCCTCGGGCGGCCCGTAGTCCATCGTCACGTTCCATGTCTGCGCCTCGGCCCAGGTCAGCCCGGGCTCGTCGCGTACGACGTACTGCCATGCGAGGGCGTAGGTAAGGGTCATCGCCAGGAGCACATCGTCGGGCGGGGCCTCGAGCATCGCGCCGCGCGACTGCAGGCGGACGAGCTCCTCATACCGGCCCAGGGGTACCCCCGAGGTCGCCATCGCCCGGGCGAGCTCGAGCGAGGTCAGCCCCCGGAGCTGGGCGAGCGTGAAGGTGACCTGCCGCCGCTCAGACAACCCGGAACCCCCGCGCTTTAGCTCGGTCGCGGATCGCCTGCTCATACTCGGCGAGGATCGCGGCCGTATCCGCCTCGAGGGTGCGGGCGACCATGGCGGCCGCGGTGATGCCCCGATCACTCGAGCCGTACTCGATCACCCCGGCATAGTCGAGCGGCGAGACGATGGCCCCGCCGGTATCGGTCGCGGTCGCATCCCACGACCCCGCGAGCTGGCCCGAGCGGACCGGCGTCCGGGCGGCGACCCCCGACAGGCGGGCCCGGGCGATGCGCTCATGCTGGGGGCCCAGGTTCGCGACGTCCTGGGCGAGCTGATCGAACGCGCGGACCGTCGCGGGCCCGCCCGAGACCGTGCCCGAGAATCCGGGCATCCGCTAGACCGCCGCGGCCGCGGGGCCCTCGGTCGCCGCGATGGCCTCGGCCGCGATGATCGCGGGGAATGCGGCCGTGACGATGGTCGGCCGGGATGCGCACGGGAGCTCGACGTCGAGCTCGGCGTACGTGTCGGCCTCGCCGCCGTATGAGGGGGCGACGAGCCGTACCTGTCCGGCCATCCCGGGGGCGTCGACGGTCGGGGGGATGACGGCGGCCCCGTGGGCCTGGTACTGGAAATCAGCGAGGGCCCCGTCGTTGTCCCACAGGAAGCGCGCCAGCCCGGTCGGGGTCCAGTCCTGGGCCGCGACGAGGTGCAGGGTGTAGGTCGCTTTGCCCTGCGAGCTAAACGAGCCGGTCGGACAGAGCGTCTGATAGTCGACGGTATCGCCCGGCTCGGTCACGACCTCGGCCGTGTGGACGTCGCAGTTGAACTGCACGCGGGAGCCCGCGGTGAGCTTCAGCGTGAGCGAGACATCGCGCATGAACAGGGGAGTCGTCACGGGAGCACCTCCAACGGGGTCGGGGTCAGGAGCTGAACGGTCGCATTCGTGGCGGCGTAGGCCGCCCCGTCGAGCTGCATGTCGAACGGCCGGGCCCATGTCGGGAGCTGCAACCCGGGCACGGTCAGGAGCGCGGTGTCGGTGTCGTCGACGAGCTCGGCGAGCCGCTCGAGCGAGCCCGCACTATCGGCCCGGCCCGCGACGAGGGTCAGCCGCCATCGGCCGGTGCGGCGGGCCCCCATGCTGAGGTCGACCGCGGCCCAGGGCTCGCCCGCCTCGACGAGCACGCACGGGGCGGCGAATTTGCCCGTCGTGGCGTGCGGGATCGCGGCCGCCTCGAGGGCCCCCAGGATGAGCGCGCGGGATTGGATGAGCCGACTCACGCGAGCCCGCGGGTCGCGTACCGGGCGATGATCGGGGCCTGGGCGTCGAGATAGTCGCGGGCGATGCGGACGGCCGCCCCCTGCAGATCGACGTAGCCCGTGACCCCGAATACCGCCTCACGACGTTTGAACGCCTCGACCCCCGCGACCTGGGCCACAAAGACGAGCTCCGGGGGTAGGGGCGGCGGCGTGACCCAGACCGCCCCATCGAGGCGCGCGTCGAGCCCCGCGTTAACCGCCTCGGCACAGATATCGGCCCATTCGGCATCGTCGGCGGGCGGGGCCGCTCCGGCCCCCGCCCGCTTGAGGATCGTAGCCCCGTCGACCCATTCCACCGGGCGAGCCCTACTCGGAGCCGCGCGCGGTCGTGAGGGTGCTCTTGACGATGCCCTTCGGGGCCGTCGTCGCGCCGGTGCCCATGCCCCAGATTGCGACATTCTGGCCGAGCTTCGCGACGTCCTCGGCCGAGATCGGGAAGGGCCCGTCCTCGTGCCATGACGCGGCCTCGTCGTTGGTCACGATGTGGGTATTGCCCGTCAGGAACGGGGCCCGGATGATCGGGAGCCCGGACACGTTGATCGAGAGGGTCGAGGCCTGGGCGGTGCCTGGGACGTTCGACGTCCCGTAGGCCTGGGGGTAGAGCCCCGCGAGCCCGCCGAGCCGCGCGAATTCGGTCGGACTCACGAGGTCGACGGTCGCGGGTGCGCCGGTCGCATCCTCGACAATCGAGCTCGCGGCGAAGAGGAACGCGCGGACTTGATCCGCCGTGGCGGTCGCGGTGAGCACGAGCGAGGAGCCCGCCACCGCGAGGAGCTGCGCCTCGAACGCGGCCTCAGTCGCCCGCGCGTAACAGATGGCGAGGATGCGGAGATAGGCCTCACGGTAGGCCGGGCGACTGCGCCGGATGAGCTGGTAGGACACGTCCGAGCCGCCCGCGTACGTGTCGATAGGCTGTGAGCCCTTGAGGAGCTTGACCTTGACCGACGCGATCTGCGTCTTCTCGGCGGTCTGCTTGGCGACCACCGTATCGAGATTGAGGGCCGGATCGAGGTACGGCCAGTCGAGCTCCATGCCCGAATCGCCGAGCGACTCGGGGCCGCCGAGCGCGGTGATGGCGGGGCGGGGCCGCTCGAGGAGCCCCGCGACCTCGGTCGCCCATGACGGCGGAACCACTCCGGGGTTGTCGGTCGTGAGCTGATCGGCGAGCACGCGGGCCAGGAGCGGGGCGGCCTCGGGGTCGCTGTAGGCCGCGTCGGCGAATTCGCCGAACGATTCCCAGCGGGCGAGCACGTGGGGGCCGCCCCCGCCGCCCGAGCCGCGGCCCTCGAGGGCCACCATCCGCCCCATGAGGTCGTTGCGGAGCTCGTCCATGCGGGCGAACACCTCGACCCGCCCCGCGGGCGGCTCGGGGGTCGGATCGGGCACGGGCTCGGGGGTCGGATCGGGCACGGGCCTCGGCTCGGTCTCGGTCGTCATGTCTGCACTCCTCACGGCTAGCACTTCCGCGCTCGCATACGCGCCACGCTCGACGATGCCGACCCGGGCGAGGTTCGCCCGGGTGCGGTCGGTTACCCCGTCTCGGCCCCGCCTCGAGCCGCCCGGCACGGGCTCGAACACGACCGACACGCGGCGATATACGCGGTCACGCACGAGCTCGAGGAGCTCGTCGCCCGCCCGGGTGCGACTCACCCGGCCCGCGAAGTAGGGGCCGTCCTCGCGCTCCTCGAGCGAAACCCCGCGGCCCGCGAGCCGTACCCCTGGGGCCGCGCCGTGGGGCCCGATGGCCTCGATGGTCACGGATTCCGGGTCAATGCCCTTGAACGCGCCGCGCACGAAACGCTCGGGCCCCTGGGG